TATAAAACAGTAGCTGATGTATTAAAAGAAAATAATATAAAGACAGTTAAGCCAAAGCTTATTTCAAAAAAAATTTTAAAAGAAGCTTCCGAATATTATATTAATAATAATATTTCAATAATAAACTGTGCTAAAAAATTTAAAATAGGCAAAAATACACTATATAATTATTTAAAAGAAAACAATTTAATAAGAAGTCCAGGAGTTTATCAAAAAGATATATCTTATAATGAAAATTTTTTTGATAATATCGATACAGAAGAAAAAGCATATTGGCTTGGTTTTATTATGGCAGATGGTTATACACGACTAAATAAGAAAAATAATCCAGCTCAAACATCAATAGAAATAAGTAAAAAGGATATTGAAATTTTAAATGCTTTTAAAAAAAGTATTAAAAGTAATCATATTATAAGAGAAAGATCAAGATGTACTGTTACTGGGAAAATATCTGAAATTTGTTCTATTACAATTTCTTCAGAATATTTAACAAGTAAACTTATTAGTTACGGTGTTATTCCTAATAAAACATATATAGGATATATTAATGAAGAAATTTTTAATGATGATGAAGAATTAATATTTCATTATTTACGTGGGTATAGTGACGGTGACGGAACTATAAACAAAAATAAAGGAAATTACGTATTTAAACTAGTTATAAAAAGTGAAAGTATATTAAATACTATTAAAAACTGGATTAAAAAATATTGTAATATTGAGCCAAAAATTAAATTAGAAAAAGATAAATTAGGATCTGCGTACAGATTAAGTATTCAAAATAAAAAAGAATATTTTATATTCTTAGATAAATTATATAAAAATGCAAATATTTATTTAGATCGTAAATATCAAATTTATTTAGATCATAAAAGGCTTGCCGTTCCTGAAGAAAAGCCATGAACTTCTGGATTATTTGAGCGGAATTAAGCAGGAAGGCTAAGTGCACAAAGTGCATATGCTAATCTGAACCGAAGGCTATATGTAAAAATATAGTCAGGGGCAACGCATAGTAAGTGAACCTTATTTTTTTATAAGAATATAATCTTACCACGAGGCCGCTCTAGTGTTTGGCTATTATATTATACACTAAAAAGGTATGCTGAGCTTATAGGAAACTATAAGAAGCAAAGGATAAAAAACCTTTGCGATAACAAAACTGAAGACTTGGATAATTAAACAAATTGCTAAATATTTAAAACGTCCTTGTGTTATTGTGGACGCTTCAAGTCTCACCAAGTCGGGGTTGACAAGATAATATATTTTATATTATAATTATGACCATAGGAGGTCATAATTATGACAATATATAAAAACGAAGAAAAATATAAAAAAGCAATAAAAGAATATACTGAAAACAAAGGAATATCTACATCTGCACTAGCAAAAAAATATAATGTAGATGTTAGTTGTTTACGAAGATATTTTAAACGAAACGGAATAGAAATCAAAAGAAATGTACATTTTGAAGTAGAAGATCCTAGATATATTAAAGGATTAAAAATGTATATCGATGATAAAATTCCTATGTATAAAGTAGCAGAACAATTAAAAATTTCTGTAAAATCATTTTCAGCATACATAAAAAAGAAAAATGTTGATATGCGTTTTACTTATAAAAGACCAAACGTAACTTTTAATCATGATTTTTTTAAAAATATAAATACAGAAACAAGAGCATATTGGCTAGGTTTTATTATGGCCGATGGGAATGTATATAAAAACAGATTGTCTATAGAACTTGGATCTGTTGATGAAAATCATTTAAAAAAATTTATAAAAGATATAGAAGCACAAAATCTAGAAATAAAACATAGAAAAAATAGAAGTACTTGTATTGTATCTATAGTTTCAAAAGAATTAGTTGAAGATTTAATCAAATTAGGTGTAGTTTATAATAAAACAAAAAATGCAATAATGCCTAATTTAAAAAAAGAACTTGTTCCAAGTTTTATTCGAGGATATTTTGATGGAAATGGATACATAACTAAAAATCCTAAGAAAATTCAAACGGTAATAGTTGTAGGATCATCAGATTTAACAAATTCTATTTTTGAAGAATTAAAAAATTTTGAATTCAAAATTGATGATTATAAAACATATAAAAAATTAGTCTTATATAAGAAAAAACAAACATTGTCTTTTTATGATTATTTATATTCTAACGCTAACATTTTTCTTGATAGAAAAATGGAAAGATATTTACTTCTTAAACAAGCCCTCTCTGATGAAAATACAAATAAGTCAGAGTAATTAATGTGATCAAAATCGGTGAAGTGCCCATGTGGAGAATACCGAGGTAATCAAAAATTTTAAAAGATTTTTGACACCGTAACGCGTAGGAGTTGAACCTTATCTATATAAGAATAAAATATTCCCAAGAGTGATCACCTCAGTTTGTATATTATTTTTACTGAGAAAATGTACGCTGAACTTACAGGTGACTGTAAGAGCTATAGGATAAAAAGCCTATAGGGTAACAAATTGTTGTTGGTGAAGACGTAAATAGTATAATTGCAAAATTATACAGAGAAGCTGGCGAAGACGTTTCGAAGACTGAACAAGGTATTGTGTATATTGACGAAATCGATAAGATTGCTGCTCGAGATCCTGAAAATGCAGGTGCTCAAGGTAGCGATATTGGTGGTCGTGATGTACAATACGAATTATTAAAACTTGTCGAAGGTGGCAAAGTAGCCATTAAGACAGGCGGTATGTTAGGTCAAGGTTCGACAGTTGAAATCGATACGACAAATATTTTATTTATTTGTGGCGGTGCATTTACCGGTATCGAAAAGAAAATTGCTGAACGTTTGAATAAATCTGTCGATAATGGCTTCGGCTTTACGAATGTAAAATCCGAAAACGAAATTCAAGACGAAATTACCTATAATGGTTTAATCGATAATATCTTACCAGAAGATTTAAGTAACTTCGGTATTATTCCGGAATTATTAGGTCGATTACCAGTTATTTGTCCATTAAAAGAACTAAGTATCGAAGATTTAGAAAACATCTTAACTGAACCTAAACATGCGATCTTTAAACAATTAAAAGAATTAGTAAGTATGTATGGCGTCGAATTAGAATTCGATCACGATACGATTCATACGATTGCTAAATTAGCTTATGAACGTAAGACTGGTGCCCGTGCACTACGTAGTGTATGTGAAGCATTAGTCGACGATAAGATTTTCGAGATTACTCCTAAGACTAAGAAAATTAAAATTACTAAGGAAGATGTCGAAAAGAAATTTGAATATTATTTGAAGAAGGAGGAAGAATAATAAAGATGTACGATTTAGTATCTCTTACTGAAGCAGCTTTAATTACAGCTATTGATAAATTAGCTAATAATGCTGATAAATTAACAGTCGACGAAATTAGATTGCTTCATGAAATGTATATTGCTGGTACTATCGAAAAACTTCAACAAAAATTTGAAGTTGCTGAAAAAGATGCTCAAGAATTCTTAGCTAAAGAAGAAGCTAATGAAACTACTGTATCTAAAATCGTAACGGTTAAAGAAGAAGTTAAAGAAGAAAAACCTAAAGCTAAGCCTGGTCGTCCTAAAGCTAAAGCTAAAGAAGAAGACGTGCCAGTAACAGATTTCGAAGGCAATGTATTGCCTCCAGAAAAATTAGCTAAAGGTAGTGAAGATAAGGTTCACGATGAAGAGCCGGCGTTCGTACCCAGTAAAACAGAAGTTAAACCTGAAGTCGTTGTCGAAGAAGCTTCTGCAATTGAGAAAACAACAAAACCTTTAGAGTTTAACGAATCTCAATTAGATTGTTATGTATCTGAATTTAAACGTGAAGAAACATTCGAATCTAATCCTGAAGCAAAAGCTAAACTTACGCCACAACGTAAGAAGATTAATGCTTTTGTAAAAGAAGCCGAAGGCAATAAAGCTGTATTGCGTAAGTATTTCGATGAAATTTTAGACGATGCCGACAAAGGCATGTCTTTTAAAGAAATTACGCCTTTCTATGTCGATAATTTAGCTCATTATCTAACATTGCGTGAAGAATTAGCACGTTATAATGAAGATCAAATTGTCGAAAAGATGAAAGAAATTTCCGGCGGAGTATTGCACGATATCTCTCAATTAAATCGTTATAATATCGAAGCCATCTTAACAGTTCTTAAAGCATAATATATGCTTAAGATATATTTTAAATAATTTTATTTAAGAAAAGGAGACTATTTATTATGTCTATGAACAAATTGATTCTACAAGGTCGTATTCCTACAAGTGAAAAATTCCGTTTTGATGTGCGTTTTGGCGATGGTGAAAATGAACGTTCTTTTGCTAATTTCCAAATGTCTGTACGTCGTAACTGGAAACCAAAAGACGAACAATACTATCCAGAAGATATCTTCAGTGTAGTAGCTTATGGTCCTAATGCTGATGTCATTGGCAAGCACGTAAAACGTGGTGAAGAATTCTTGATCGCTTGTCATTTGCAAAACAGAACTTACGAAGACAAAAACGGTAATACCGTATATACTAATGACATTATTGTCGACGAATTCTATTTTGAAGATCATCGTTCTGGTGGCAATAGCGAATCTAATTTCGATAACTTTAGCGATGCACCAGCTAATAAGACAACAGACGATGACGACGACGTTCTCGATATCTAATTGTTAAATTAGCCGTCGTATGGTATAATTATAGTGGGTATACGCAGTGTATGCCCACTATTTTTATTATATCTACGAGGTGAGCTCATGGATCAATTAGAGCATATCGATTCCCAGATACAAGACTGGGAGAAATTTTTTAAATTAGATAATGAACTTAGAAGTAATCTAAATCAAATTTCAGAATATGTCGGCGAAAAACTTGCTAAAGGTAAATTTGGTGAACCTATTCAAGTTGAATTCGACGACAAAATATTCCAATTTGTATTTAGAGTTGGTACTTCTGGTTTACGTGGTCGTGTCGATTCTTATATCGCTAGTAGTAAACTACTAGTAAAACCTAGAGGATTCAAAGCACAAGTCGATTTTAATCAAGACGTATCATTAGCCGAGACGATTGGCGAAACGGCTCGAGGCATTTTGTATCGTTATTATGATTTAATCGATGATGAAGACCACGTATATTAGGAGTTTTTATGTTAAAAAATATGATTTGCGGTCTTCGTAATTATTTTAAAAGTACTTATAATAATAATGTCGACGCACAATATTTAAGTATTTTAACTAATATTATTGCTAATGGTGTTCGTAAAGAAAACCGTACAGGTACTGCTGCGTATAGTATTCCGCATCAGCGTATGTCTTTTGATTTATCAAAAGAATTTCCATTATTAACTAGTAAATTTGTCGGTCTTAAAACAGCGACAAAAGAAATGTTATGGATTTGGCAAGATAAATCTAACGACGTTAATTTGTTGAATAAAAAATACGGCGTTAAAATCTGGAACGAGTGGAAACGTACTGACGGTACTATCGGCAAAGCGTATGGGTATCAGTTAGCAAAACAATATAAGTATTTCGACGTTAATGCTGAAAACGCCTTTAAACTTAAAAAAGAAGGCAAAATTAGTGATTATCGCGTCGGTAAAAATGGCGAAATCTACATGGATCAAGTCGATAAATTAATTTACGATTTACATTATAATCGTGATAGTCGACGTATGGTCGTTAGTTTGTGGAATGTCGAAGATCTTAACGATATGGCATTGCAACCTTGTGCATTTTTAACTGAATGGAATGTTACTAATGGCAAATTGCATTGCTTGCTCAATATCAGATCAAATGATTTTTGCGTTGGAAATCCCTATAATATAGCACAATATGCTATGTTAGTATTGGTATTAGCTAAAACTAGTGGATTAAAACCTGGTAAATTTACCGTTATGATTAATGATTGTCACGTATATGAAAATCATTTAAAAGGCGCCATTCAGCAATTAGCTAATAAAACATATGTATTACCGAAAGTAACGTTAAAAGAAGGCTTTGATAGCTTTTATGAATTCGATGCCGACTGTTTCGAAGTTAAAGATTATAAACATAGTGGCAAAATCGAATTTGAGGTTGCCGTATGATCAACATGATTGTTTGTAAAAATAACTTCGATTATATCGGTAAAGATAATCAAACGCTATATCATATTCCGAAGGATTTAGCATTCTTTAAACGAAAAACCGTTAATCATGTAATCATAATGGGTCGTAAAACATTTGAAAGTTTGCCTGGTCTATTACCTAACCGTGAACATTGGGTGGTTACCAGAGATCCGAGTTTTAATAAAGCTCGTTTATTTAATAGTATCGATGACGTTCTAGAGGCCATCGATCCAAATGTAGACTATTATATTATTGGTGGCGGTGAAATATATAAACAATTTATGCCGTATGCTGATTGTCTATATATAACAGAAGTCGACGATTTTAAAGTAGGAGACGTTAGATTTCCGTCAATCGATATGACAAAATGGAGCTTATCTGTTTCACGTACCGATGTCGATGAAAAATCTAACTTAACTCTACGATTTAAGAAATATTTGCGAAAGGGCTAAACCTCTGTGAATAATTTCATTAATATTGCCGGAACGCTGTGTGATATCAAAAAATCTCATACAGAACGTTCTGGTCAAGATATATATTCTGCTAATGTTAGTATGAATATTGAAAAGAAACATATTAAAGTACCTGTTCAATTTAAAGATAATGTGAAACAGGTATATAATTTAAAAGAAGATTCACACGTAAATTTGTACGGTGAATTACGAACAAAAAATCTTAAACAAGATAATGATAAAAGCAAATTAAGCGTATTTGCTTTCATTACACAAGGCAATCGACAAGTTAGTAATTATAACGAAGTCGTATTAACTGGTTTTATTTGTAAAAAAAGTAAAATCATTAATAAAAAAAGTCATAATATCTGTAGTGTGATAATTGCTGTTAAACGTAATAATGATACAGTGCATGACTTTATTCCTTGTGTTGGTCATAACTTAAATGCTAATCTATTTCGAGATATGAAACTTAGAACTAATATTAAAGTTATCGGTAAATTTGTTAATCGCGAATATTATGATCATAAAGAACAATGTACGAAAACGACATACGAAGTGCTCGTAAGAGATATTCAGGTGTTACCATGATTAATCTTCGTAAACCGATCGTACGATTTGAAAAGGATTCATTATATCGCGTAACAAAAGAACCCGATACATATCTTAAAATAGAAAATCGTGTATATTATTTTTACACACGATTAAACAATTATTTAAACTATAATATGCATATGCGATATCTAATCGTTACTAAACAAGGCTGGTATAAAGTAATTAATGGCGAAATGTTCGATATTGGGCGAAAACAAAAAATCATCACCTTATCTAATAATGATGATGAAATTGTGGCAATCGAACCATTATATTCCAATTTGTTCTACGTTGTTACGACACATAACAAAATTCTTTTAGTCGATATCGAATTTAAGCCAATGAATTTACGTACGACACGTGAAAGTTCTGGTAAAAAGAATCTTGTTAAATTAAGTGACGGCGAAGAAATTAAATTAGTTCTTAATCGTTTCTATGAACAAGAACTTAATAGCCTACTTATTATTAACGATCGTGGAGAAATAAAGGTTATCGACGATGCCCCACATCGAAGAAAAGGTAATTTGCCGAAACCTATCTCCAAAGATATCCCAATTAAATTAATCGTTCCTTTAAATAAATTAAATAATTCGATCATCGGTATCGATAATTATATATATTTATTAAACGAATATGATTTTAAAGATTACGTTAAAAAATATAACGGAATGTTTAAAAAATATCCTAAATTTAAAGGAAAAGTATTTACTAATTATGAATTAGTTAAAGGTATAACATATTAATGGATACAGCTAATTTAGAAACGTCTTTGGCTTCGTATGTTGGTATGTTCTCTCAGACATTACAGGGAACGAATACCGAAAAGAATCAAACTATTATTAGCACTTTTTTAAAAGTAATTAATAATTTAATGATTGCCGAAGACGTACAAAAAGATGTTGCTATTAAACCTATTATTATGTTAGTATTAGAGTACTTAGTAGACTATAATAATTTACTTGCTAAAAATGGTAAAGCCGATCAAGATGTAGCTACGGCAATTAAAGTACTTAATACTATTTCTAATAGACAATAGGAGGGTTTATATGGCAAGAAAAAAAGCAGAAGTCGTTATCGAAGATAAAGCTAAGGTAACTGATGCTGAGCGCAGAAAACGTATTGAACTAGTAATGGCGAATATGCGAAAAAGGGACGACAGTATTGTTGTCGGCAAACTTAGCGATCCAGATATTCAAGAACAACTTAATATTGAGTTTATCCCGACTCCATCAATTAATTTTAATTCTGCAACTGGTGGTGGCTTACCAAAAGGCAAAGTTAGTATACTCGCAGGCGTTGAAGATTCGGGTAAACTTTACTATTAAATCAGTAATATAGTCATATATATTATTTTTATTAAAAATAAGGAACAGTATATGACTACTATTAATGAACTTTATTTAAAAGGTTATGGCTATAAAAAAATAGCTAAAGAACTAAAAATTTCAACACGAAAAGTTGTTTATGAACTGCTCGATTTAGGGTATGATGATTTTATGATTTTCCCTGAACAAAAAATTCAGGATCAAATTATTATTGATTATAATGATTTGAACACTGAAAAATTAGCAAGAAAATATAAAATGTCTTCTATAAAAATATGTGCAATTCTAAAATTAAATAATGTAAAAATAGTTCCAGCAGGTTATCATAAAGATTATGATAAAAAAGTAAATCATGATTTTTTTGATAAAATAGATTCTGAAGAAAAAGCATATTGGTTAGGCTTTTTATATGCAGACGGATATAACAACACTGATTTTTATCAAATAGAATTTGCCTTAAAAGAAGAAGATGAATATATGGTAAATCTATTTAAAAAATCATTATCTAGTACTTATAAAACAATTAAGAAAACTGTGAATCTTAATGATAAAATATTTTATTCATTTAGACATACAATTTATTCTAAGAAAATTTCAAAAGATTTAGAAAAATTAGGTTGTCCTAAAAATAAATCTTTAAAATTAAAATTTCCTACGAATGATCAAGTTCCAGAATATTTAATTTCACATTTTATGAGAGGATATTTTGATGGAGATGGTTGTGTCTCTGGAACAAAATTTATGCTTAATGGAACAAAAGAATTTTTAAATAAGTATATAGAAATATTAAGAAAAAGTACAAATATATCTGAAGCAGGTTATTGGACTATGGATGGAAAATCACATAGATGGTCACATGCTGGTAAGAAAGATTTGAAATTAATAAGTAACTTTTTATATAAAGATTCAAATATTTTCTTAAAAAGAAAATATGATAGATTTAATATTTGCCCCTGCAGTCAGTAATGACTGTACGCAAACTCTGTGATATGCTGGGAAGTCCTTAGAGCCTTTAGTACCAAAGTGTAATAATCTAAAGGATTGGACAATCAGCAGGCAGCGATATTTTCTAGAAATATTGCGCCTCAACGACTATCGAAAACAGAATCTGATAAATGTATCAGAGGAGAAGTGAGTAGAGTACATTCTTATAGAATGGAAGTGCAGAGCATCTTATAACAAGATTTAAGATGATAATTTAGTCTACTCCCCTAGTAAATATCGGGAAACCGAGGGTAGGAAGGAAAACGAGTTTAGTTCTTGAAACTATTGGCAAAATGCATCGTGAAAATCCAGAAGGTCATTTTGCTTTATGGTTAGAAAGTGAAGCATCATTAAACTTAGAGTATATGGTTAATCAGTTTGGTATCGATCCAGAACGATTTTTCTTTATTCAATTTGATCGTAATCATTCGGCTGAACAATGTTTAGATCAAGCCGAAGCATTATTGCAAACTGGTGTTATTGATTTATTCTGCATTAATACATTAAAAGCATTGGTTCCAGAATCAGAAATGAATAAGTCAATGGAACAAGTTAATGTTGGCGCTGCAGCAAGAATGAATAGTCGTGCGATGGGTAAATTCGTACCGCTAATTAAACAGTATAAAACAGCAATGATATTAGTTCAACATTTGACAACTAATATCGGTGGCTTTAGTATGTATGGTGACAATTTGATTTTAGCTGGTGGTCGCGCTATTCGTACGGCAAGTATGTTAACTGTCGAAATGCGAAAAGCTAGTGTATTAGATACCGATCCTATTGGAAAAGAAGACGGTATTAAAATCAATTGTAAAATATTGAAAAATCACTGCATCCCTGGAGAATTCCCGTATCGTAAATTTACGTATTATGCAATCTTTGGTGAAGGTATCGAACAAATTCTTAGTACACTCGATGAATTAATTGATATGGGTATTATTCATAAAGCTGGTGCTTGGATGCAACAACTCGATCCAGAAACTGGAGAAATTGTTGATAAATGGAATGGCCGTAATGCCTTTAGAGAAGACATGAAAGCTAATCCAGACAAGCTTGAAAAACTTAAATCTTTAGTCCATGGCAGCTTTGAAACTCTTAGTGAAGAAGAAGTCGTTGAAATTAAAGAACAAGAAAAATTAGCCGAAGAAGCTGAAGAGGCTACTAATGGCTAATTGTTTATTCGGAGATGAGTGGTATACATGTCTTACGATTACAGGAAATAAATGTACAGAATGTATTAAACATGACTCTGAATTAAGTAAGAAAAAATTAAAACAAACTAAATTTAAAGCCCGTCCGGATAAACGGATGGGCTCTAAGTTTGAGTTGAAGAATCATAACGCTAACGAAGCTTTAGTTAATGATGTCGTTAATAGAATGACTCCTAATAGCGGAGCTGGTAAGATTAAAGGCGATCAAGAAATTAAGGGTATTATTAACGTTAGCGAAGAATTAAAAACTCAGGTAACTGAAAAAGCTCGCGGAAAGAAAACATTTACGATTCATAAAGAATGGCTCGATAAATTAAAGCGAGAATCTCAGGATCGAGAATTTTACTACTTAAAGTTTTGTTTTCACGAAAGTGAAGACGATGTATTTGTCGTCGTCGATCAAGAAATCATTATGTCAATGATAAAAACTATGATTGAAGACCGGAGAAAGGCTAATAATGCTGATCATTTGATACGATTAGCTAATCTCGAACGAGATAAAGCAATAGCCGAAAACAATTTGTTGAGAGCCGAGAAGGCATTATTGGAGGAAAAATTAAATGAGCCTACTGAATGAAGCTCGTGGTAAACATGCCGAACGTATCTGGAATGAATATTTAGAAAATTACAAACAATATCCAGTACCAGAATACGTAAAGCAAGACTTACTGCTTCCTATCAATTCTGAACCTGAAAAGCGTAGCGATATTTTAATTATCAAAGATCCGTATCCAGAAAGTACGTCGGTATTTAATAAGAATCATGTATATGCTTCAGTGTTCAAGGTATTAAATAAGAATATTCCGATTAAAGGTAATACTGTTATCGATTGCTTACCGTATACTCCATTCGTTACGATCGGAGATAAAATTAAATATCGTGCGCCAAATCTTGAAGAACAAAAAGTAGCTAGACAATATTTATACGAACTAATCGATTGCGTTAATCCTAAGTTAATTATCTTATTCGGAAATATTTCTTTACATATGTTTAAAGAAGATAGTACTATCTTAAAAGATAGAGGTACGGCTTTTACTAATATGGGTCATTTATTCTTCCCAATGTATAGTGTTAACTATATTAAAAAATTGGAAGGAGAGATGAAGAAAGAAGCCGAATCTATTCTAATTAAAGATATCGAAACGTGTAGTGCACTATATAAAGAAATTATGTCTTGACAAAAAAATATTTATGTTCTAAAATATAGTGTAAATTTTATTAAAAGTAAAGCCGTAGATTTTTAAATCTTAAGCTGTAGAAGCCGCTTGGACCGGCTCAAAAGAATAAGGGTTTTAAAAACCAAACTTCTTAATAAAACAATTTTATGTTGTTTTTAAAATTATATAATTTTAATTATATAAAGTTCAAGGAGGAAAAATAATGCCATTAGATAAAGATTTTGATCTATTCGATGAAATCGAAAACGAAGAAGTACCTGGTCTAGATACTGAACTTAAAGATACTGATAAAAAAGATCTTATTACTGATGAAGATACTATTACTGTTAAAGAAGAAGTAACAGAAGAAATTAACGAAGAAACTGTTAAAGAAAATGAAGTTGTCGAAGACAACGAAGACAAAGAAGAGCCTGCTGTCGAGCCAATTAAGAAGATTAAAACGACAGGCGAAACATTTAATCGTATTAGCGATTTTATCGTAAATCCTGTAGCCGACGATGAATGGGAACGTTTTAAAAATGATACCTTGATTAAAATGTCTGGTATTCAAATTAAAGAAAATATTCCACCTAACGTTATTCTACATGTAGCAGCTGACTTAGATTCTATGTATAGTTCTATCTATGATAAATACATGGAAACTAAAACTGGTCTTGAAAATCTCACGAACAAAGAAGACGGTATTTTAGCCGTTATTAAAGCAATGAACGCTAAAGGCTCTAACGAAACAGAACGTAAAGCCAATGGTGTTGCTGTTGCTGAAAAATATAAGATCGATAAGACTACCGTTAATCTATTCCATTTGATTGCTGAAACACGTAGTCGTTTGAATTTCTTGCAAGGAATTATCGATCAAGTTCGTTTTAAGAAAGATTTATTAGTGACAGCATCTGCTGCAATTAAAGTGCTAAATAAGTAGACAAATAGCTTCTTTTATGATATTATAGTTGTATAAAC